TAATGAAGACCTTAAACAAAGTAATCGTCTTCTTCCTAGGGGAGGAGGCATCACAAGACAAGGGTGAGTTAATCACCGCATTAGTAATCGCAACCTTATGCGCATTCCTTTTACCATTACTTTAATCTATCACGCTCAACTTTAACACACACAATCTTATGGCAACTCAAGCAGAATTAATCGACCAAATCAATAATACAATCATCGAAGGCTTACAGACCAAAGGCTTACAATGGTTTAAACCTTTCAAGGATAGCGTAACCAATCAATGGAACGCTATCAACTCAGCGGGCAAGGCTTACCGCGGTGTTAATCAGTTCATTCTATCAGCTAAGGCTATCAAGAACGGATGGGTTAACAAGTGGTATACATTCGCTCAAGTAAGCAAGCTAGATGGACGCGTTAACAAGGGCGAAAAGTCTACGGATGTATACCTTTGGAAGGTCAACTTTGCGGTAGAGATTGCGGGTAAGACCCAATACTTTGCCCGCCTAGAAGATGTTCCAAGTCACCTACAAAAGCAAGCTAAGAAGGCATTCTTCTTGCAGACTTTCAAGGTGTTCTCTATCTCTCAGACCAACCTACCAATCGACACGCCATCGCAACCTATCGATGTAACGGAACTTGAGGCAGACGCACACGCTGAGGCTATCCTTGGGGCTTGGTGCAAAGAGGTGACTCTTAAGCATAGCGGACAAGGTCGCGCTTACTATTCGCCTAGCGGTGACTTTATCCATATGCCCGCAAAGACTACGGAGCAATGGAAATCTAACGGGGATTATTACAAGGTATTCTTTCACGAAGCGGTTCATAGCACGGGTCACGTGTCTAGACTTAATCGCCTAGATAAGACGGCAAACTTTGGCTCTGACGAGTATAGTAAGGAGGAGTTGGTAGCTGAGTTAGGCGCGCTATATTTAGAGGCTATCACGGGCATTCAAGCAATCGTTGACGATGTCAAGAATTCGCAAGCATACATCAACGGATGGATTAGCAAATTGAAGTCTGACCCTAAGTTAATTATGAGTGCATCTACCAAGGCTCACGAAGCAGTAGAGTTAATCTTATCTAAATAGAACTAATAACCTTGCGGTGTATAGGTAACCGCTAACCAATATGACACGACAAGAAGACATTTGGGCTTGCGAGGAGTGCCACCAATTATACGGGAGGCACGACCAATGGTTTGAGGGAGATGTATGTGAAGAGTGTAATTCAAAAATAAAAGAAAATAATAATACTATGTCAGTAAGAGAAATCCTAGAAACCAACAACGACTTGCGCTCACGCTATGCAAGTGCAATCAGAGACTTTTGCAAGGAGCGGATGTACGCCAAGTCAGGCGACAAAGAAGCGCCCGCTATTAGACAAATTATGGACATCTTCTTTTGGATGGGTGAAATATCCGAGAAGCAAATGGATTGGGTAGTTAAATACGCTACCAAGAATCGTATCACTTTAAATTAATAGAGATGAATGTCACTATCAACATTTTAGAACTAGCAAGCGAACTTGCTGACAAAGAATTACAAGAGAAATGGGACTTTCGTGATGGGCAAGCATTTGTCGATGACGAACACGGCGGTCTGATATATTCAGAAACCGCACAAGATATTTTTGATAGATTATACGACGAATATTATACAATTATAGACCAATTAAAGCGATGAAATTCAAAGAACAAGATATCTACTTCTGGACTTTTAGTATGATAGCAATCAAACACTACTACAAAGACGCCGAACCTAATGAGGATTTATTCAATGAAATCAATCAGCACTATGAGATGTTCATACCCGACTACCTAGAGGATATGAGCAGAGAATTCACTACTGAAGCAATTAATTATTTTGCAACCTTAATCGACTAAACTTATGAGAGCGAACGAACTATTGACCTATCTATTAGAACTAGATAAGTCCCACGATTTATCTAAAGTAGAGGTATTCTATCGCACCGACAGAGACTCAAACGAAGAGCGTGTATGGCACGTCGAGGAAGACCTATATGACGAAGAGAATAACTCAGAATTAATATCAATAATGTTTTTAAACGACAACTCAGAAATATAATATGAAGACAATTGAAATCAAATGGAGCACTGACGATGTGCTAATGCGCGCTAAGTCGTGGGGAATAGTAATAACCGAAGAACAAGGTGACGAAATCTTACAGAAGGTGTTCGATTCTCACGATGCTGGCATAGGGGTTAATTGGGAAGTAATAGACTTTCACATTGACGATTATTTAGAAAACTTAAATCAATAACGATGACAAAGCACGAAGCAACCAAAGCCCTAGCAGATAGATTGCTAGAAGAATTACGCACGAAACTAGCGGACAGAATGTATACGTCCGATGGCGGAACTAACGGAGAGTTCTACGAAGAGTTTACTTTAATAGATGACATTCAAGCGCTTGTAAGCGCACTAGACTAAACACATATGAATCACGAAGACTTAGCCCACCTAATGTGGCTACTAAACAACAACAAGTAATGACCAACCAACGCGAAAAAATTATCAATGCGATATTAGATTGTCGCATTACACCCGTGGAATATCGGGAGATGGAACACCTAGCAAAGTTGTACACGGACGACCTAGTTGACGTGTTGATTAACGAATTGTATGAACTGCACAAAGCCTTGGAGGATAACATCTCTAAGGCTAATGTAGAGAATCTTAAACTACTAGAAATTATAGAGAATGGCAACAAATCTTAATGTAAACATAAATCCCTTTTCCGAAAAAATATATATCTCGGGTAGGGTAAACGGGTTAGAAGCGTATGCTTTTATGTACCTAGACAAAAGTATAAATCATATCGAGGGGGACTCCTATTATTTCCACTACGAGAATAATTTCACTATGAATGGTGTCGAATTTTACATTGATATCGAATATGATGACGAGTTAAGCGTAATGGTTTTACAAGTCAACGGAGAGGATAACTATTTAAAGTGTAAAAGTAAAATCAATATCGTAACAAAGGATGGAATCTAAGAACACCTACGTTGACTTATTAGAGGTCATCATAATCATTTCAGCTATATGTTTAGCTTATTATTTAATCGTATTATAAATATTTTAAAACCAAACAAAATGAAAAATCAAGAAAAAATTGAGTTCGATTACGCGTTGTATCTTAATGGATTATATGACGCCTATATAACTTATCACGGAGACCCATTCGAAATCACATCCATAAGAAATGGTATGGCTATCGGATGGATAGGGGATGTAGCGTTCAATTCAAGCGTAGATAAACTCTACCTAAAGAAACGTCCACGCAAGGTATGGGTACACATCATTGAATCACCCGACGGAGTATTAACGTCACGCGTTACTGACTATCAAGAGGTAACCACCTACAAGGGGAACACAATCGTTAAACAAATCGAGGTAGAGATATGAGAAGATTATCAAATGAACTAGTAGTAATCCTTATTGGATTTGTATGCTTGGTGGGTGTAGCGACAACGCTATACCTATCACGCTCAACTGGAAAATACACCATCAAGACGGAGTTCAGCACCTATTGCGCGGACACTTTTAGGGTCTACGGGCACGGCGTCACGTTTACGTCAACAGATGGCAAGGTGGTGGTAACACAAGGGAATTTTGAAATCATATTAAACAAATAAGATGGCTGAATTTTATGCAGAAGCAGAATTAGACATTACCCCGTGGGAGTACGTTAAGGAATGTTCGTTAAGTGAAATAGAGTCGCTAATCAAAGAAATACAAAAACAGCAAGAAGAAATATGGGAGGCAGAAGTAAACAAATGGAATATAGAGTTTAATCCACCTAACACTAGCTCACTTGCCACAAAAGATTTCTTTGAGGCACTACAAAAGATTAGCAAAAATCATTTAAGGTTATCATTAGAACAAGAAGAATTAATTTTAAACATAGCTAAAACATTATAACATCATGAGAAAAGTAGTAGGAACATATTTAGGTAAAGAATCAGGTCTTAAAAAAGAAATCTACGAGGTATACAATCCTAACGTAGATACAAGCAAGTTAATTCAAGGCGCAAGATACCTCGTTGATTACAGATTAGGTAGTAGGATAATCTCTGACTTTGGTGTATTCTTGGAAGGAACGCCCGACTTTAGAACATTAATCTTTACACACCCGCGCGAGATGTTTAGGACTATTGGTATTCCGACAATGAATATAAATAATCTAACATTAGTTGACTAATTAAAACTAATGTTGTACATTTGAATCGTACAATCGGATGAGGTGAAGTTGCGGTCATCTCATTCGGTATTCAAGGCAACTTGAACCGACCCCCTCACCTGCGCAACAAGGTTTGGGGGTTTATTTTTGTACCATGGAAGAAGAAGTTGTTTACGAGAATCCTTTTGTCGGAGACGAACTAGAGATTATGTGTCACAGAGCGATACTTAATATGCGCAAGGTTCGCCTAGAGAAAGAAATAAAAGACTACTCTCAGTTATTCAAGTATGCCACACCCAATATGGAGGCATACCCAAAGCTAATTAAGATAGTAGATACTATGGTGCGCGACTTGAGTTCCATAAACGATGAGTTAAAAGAAGCAATATGAATTTTATAATAATCCCTTACGATTTATTGGCGCGCACAGACTTGTCAGCATCAGAAAAAAATCTGATGGGATTAATTCATAGTTTGTCAGCTAAGGAGGGGTACTGCTTTGCAAGTAATCAATACTTGGCGAGCGCTTTGGGGATGAAATTAGAGGGAGTTAGAACCTGCTTGAATAACCTTGAGAAGAAGTCTGTTATTAGCAGAACTATCAAGAGAAAAGAAAATAATGAGGTTGATTATAGAGAGATTAGACTTCTGACCCCTCTGGTGTCAGAACACCATACCCCTCTGGTGTTAAAACCCCATACCTCTGGTGTAGAAACACCACATAATAAAGAAACTAATATAAAAGAAAGTAATAACTCTATTGAGCGCTTCGAAGAGTTCTGGAATATCTACAATAAAAAGGTGGGTAAGGACAAGACTAAGGCTAAATGGTCTAAGCTAAAAGAGAAAGAGATAGATGCTATATTCAAGGCACTACCTAGCTACATAGCTAACAGAGAAGTAAGGTTCAGGAAAGACCCAGAACGATATCTTACTCACAGAGTTTGGGAGGATGAAGTTCCAAGCGACACGCCCGCAACAATTCCACTATCAGCAAATAAAATTACCGAAATTATTATACCAGACAACTTTTAATTATGAGCTACATACACGAGAAACTTTTAGAGTCCGATGTTATCGCCTACCTACTTGACAAACCACACCTAGTTAAGGACGCGGTCAAGGTTATTAGTGAAGGAGTGTTCATCAGCGAGCTAAATAGGGAGGCATACTTGACGATGAGAGAGTTTTATTTGAATAATAAGGCATACACTCGTTTTGATATTTTTAAGGTCTTACAGAGCGACTCTAGGCTAATTACCGCGGATGCATCGTCTGTCCTTACTATGACACCAAAGACAACGATTGAGTTAACGTCAGCGTGTCAAGAGTTAAAGACCTTTGAGCAGAAAAGAATCTATGGAGACTTAGCCAATAAGATAACATCCGCTATTAGCAATATGGAGGACGTTGCTTTTATTCAGAACCTTATCGAGCAGGGCATCACCTCAGTTGAGACCACGTCACAGAGTACAGAGGTATATAATATATCAGACATCTATGACAACGTGATGGACAAGTTAGAGGCTAACGCTGGTAACGTAAAGTTTTCGGGGATTGACACGGGTTCTAGGAAGTTAAACTATGCACTAGGTGGATGGCAGGAGGGAATGATTGTTGTGGCGGCTAGACCCTCTATGGGTAAGACTATCGTTGGGTTAGATTTCGCCAAAGCCTCCGCTAAAGCAGGTAAGCGTGTGCTATTCCTATCGCTAGAGATGCCAAAGGAGTCCTTGATGTATCGCTACATTTCATCTGAAGCGCCCGACTACAAATATTCAGACATCAAAGCTAATCGTATTACACAAGATGACGTATCTAAGATTAGATTATCTAATGCTAGAGAACTTAAGCGCCTGCCTATATTCTTTTACGACTCAGATAATCGGGACATCAACTATTTATCAATGGTTTTGACAACTGAGTGTCGTAAGAACAAGATAGATATGGTAGTCATTGACTATATGCAATTGATTAGAGACAATCAGATGCGCGGTCAGGATGACTTCTCGCAGGTGTCTTCTGTCTCCAATAAGATACAGAAGCTAACAAGGAAGCTAAACATTCCAATCGTATGCCTTAGTCAGCTATCTCGTGGTGCTGAAGGCAGAAGCGACAAACGCCCTCAGTTATCTGATATTAGAAGTTCGGGTAACATCGAGCAGGATGCTTCAGTTGTTATTGGATTGTACAGACCATACTATTATGCCCAAGCAGATGCGCGCGCTAATAATATGCCAGTACCTGACAACGACTACACTTTAGAATTCATTATTCTTAAGAA